ATCCCCTGTTGGTTTTTTTTGTTGGGTGTTGGAAACTGCTGTAGAATACTCAATGATATTGGTAATCATTTTTTGATACCATTCATCCCAAAAATAAATTTTTAAACATTTAAGAACAGACGATCCTTGATTTTGTGCTCCTGGCAATTCGTCTATATCTTCCATGTCGTATATAGAAAAAAGATAAGATAAACACCAATGTTTATCATCTTGAGAAATTGAAATACTATTATTTTGTGAATTAGTAACATCAGGAACGATTCTTAACCTTAATTTATCATTTCCATCCCCTCGAAATTGATAAAAAGATTTTCCATCAGATGATCCAATATTAGGTGCCGCAGACCCTACTTGTCCTAAATTTGAATTCATATATCCACCTGCTAATTCAGGACTATAAAAAAAAGTAAGACTTCCTTTTGTAACCCAATTAGCTAAGGTTTCTTCTATAGAAAAATTAACAACTGCGTTAGGGTTAATAGGAAAAATATTAGAAGAAGAAGCTCCATCACCACTATCTAAATACAATTCAACAGTATGTTTTACCTGATTGAATTTAGTATCAAATGTGGCTTCTTCAATAATATCCATTTTATGTTTTTTGTGTAGTTAATTGATTTAAAATTAAACTGACTGCTTTTGTTTTTAAAACTTTAATAGTAGTTCCTGGTTCTGGTAACTTAGTAGCATCTAAGATATTATTCACCGATGTTATGACCCACCAAAGATTAGGAGTTTCATAATTTTTATAAGATATAAGAGGCCATGTATCTCCATAAGAAACATTATAAGGTTGATAATAACCATTCGGGAGGTTGTCGGGTATTACTATAGTTTGCAAAAGATTATAAAAATATCTATTGTCTTCATCAGTATAAACATTAAAAATATTTTCATAATTTTCTTGTTTTAGTCTAGGTAATTGTTCTATGGAGTTTTGTAGCATATGTTTTATTTTTTAGTTGCGCTTACTACGTCATCTTTAGTGTTTTGAAACAAATTTCTACTAGGCATAACCATATCAGTTAATGTCATTACTACTTCAAACGCATCTGGTACAATAGCTTTACTACCACCTTCGTCGAGCATTCTCATATTTCCTCTATTGTAAATTTTAAGATTAGTTACACAAGAGGCATAACTATAATGTTGACCTGGAATTTTAACTTCGTAATACACAGGAGGCACACCAGTAATAAAACTGCTTTTTTGAAATAAATTAGAATTTATTAATGTCCAACACAAACCTCTATTTTTTTTCCAATCATCTTCATGGTATGTATTAAAAAGAGGAAATTTAATTTCTATAGTACGAAAATCATGACTTTGCCAAAGTCGTGGACGATCCATAATACCTACTTGAGGGTATAAAGCACCCATAGCAAGACCTCCCATTTTAGCTGCGCCACTTATAACTGCACCAACAGCCTCAGCCGCTTTTTCCCCTCCTAAAAATCCTGCTATTCCTTCTACTCCTTTTGCCATCTGGGGGAGAGTGTCTAGAGTTCCCCAAACCGGAGTAGTAACTTCAAAGTTCACTTCTGAAAAATAAGGAAACACGTAATAATTTCCTGTCGATTTTCTTGGATACAAATTTTCATACACCGCTAAAGGGTTACTTGAATCAGTAATAACATTTTTAGCTTGAGATAAATAAAATTCTAATTGAGTTTGTATAGTAGATTCATCAACTTCGTACTCGATCAATATAACTCGGGGAACCTCATCTTTATTAAAATTTTCTGATAATGTCCACCTATAACTATCTATAACATTCATTTCCCCGTAACCTCTTCCGAGATATAGAGGATCAATAGCTGCGTCAGTTTTTGCAGTGGATGCATCGGGTGGTAATGCATTGCTAGTTGTTAAATCAAAACCAGGCATATAATGTACTTAATCTTTAAACCGCAAATTGCGCTCTAATGGCTCTAATAGGATCTACATTAGATGCAGCTACTTGAGAAGCAGTTGGGTATTGTTGTTTGGGTTGATTACCACCTGCAATAACAATATTATTATTGTTAGAATTTTGTTTTTTATCAAAAATACTAGCTAATTTAAAAATAGCTTGACTGAGGTTGTCTAAAGTATCATTGGTATTAGCGGTATTAGAAGCAACATCTTTAAGAATATTATTACTGATTTCAATTCCTTTGGAATCTACCTTTAATCCTTCTGGTAATATTTGACTTAACTTGTTGAAAATTGTTGTATCGGAATCTTCTGTTTTCGATCCTTCTGGTAATATTTGATCTAATTTACTAAGGGGTGCTACAACTTCGTGTTCCCCACCTTCAGCTACGGTAACTTTTCTTCCCCCTGGTGTTGGTGATACAATACCACCTTCAGCTAATCCAATATCATTAGGATCTAGTTTTGGTTGTTCGGGTGCCATACCAACCCAAGAACGAGGATCCAAAGACAAATTGTCTACGTAATTGCTTATGGCTCCTTTGATACTATCTGTTATATTTCCAAAGAAATTAGTAACCTTATCCCAAACACTAGTTTTCATCCAAGACATTAAATCACTAATGACATTAGAAGAACTTTGTTCGACATCTGCAGGAGCTTCTACTTTATCATTACCCCACCAATCCGTAATTTTGCTCCACCAACCTTTAATACTTTCCCATGTTTTAGAAGCAAATCCTGTAACCCTATCCCAAACTTTGTTTTTCATCCAAGACATTAATGCTGAAAATTGTTTTCCTAAATACGAATTGGAGACTTCTTCTTTAACTTCGCTCCACCAATTTTTAGTATTACTCCACCAATTTTTAACGCCATCTTTAATTTTAGAAGCATAATCAGAAATAGTATTTGTGATTTTATCTTTTAAATTAACAGCAAAATCTTTAATATCAGAACCAATTTTTCCAAAGAAATCTCCAACAGCTTGAGTCTTTTCGTTCCACCAATTTTTAGCATTATTCCACCACTCTTTAGCTGCATTCCATGTTCTGGAAGCAAAACCAAAAACCTTATCCCAAATTATTGTTTTAATATAACTTGTTAAGTCTTCCATTACTTTAAGTTGACCGCCAACTACTTGTTCTTGTTTCTCTTCAGTATATCCGAAGAGATCCATAACCCAACCAGTACCTGGAATAATTCTTGATAATTGTGTTAAACCTTTCGCCCAATCTTTATTATAAAATGCTTCGCCTGCTTTTATTAATCTACCAATGACTGGTAGATATTTTGATTTTTCATAAATCCAACCAGCTAAACCTTTAAAGAAATCACCAATCAATCCACCTTTCTTTTTACTAGCTTCAGCAGAAGATCCACCAGCCTTATAGTCTAAAAATGCATTAAGAACATCTAATCCTAAAGCAATACCCGAACCAATCAAACCAAAACCAGGAACAACAGCAAATGCGTTAGCTATACCCGATAAAACATCTATAACACCTCCTATAATATCTCCTTTTTTAAATCGGGTGTAAGCAAACCCTAAACTAATTACAGTACCAACTAAAGGTATCCTTCTTAAAAGAGGTGCAAGAAACTTTAATAAACCAGAAGCCATCTTTGTAAAAAGACCGGCAGATTTACCAATAGCGGTAGTAATAGTTTTTGCTATTCCTTTTCCGAAGATACTTCTCAACCCCTTATAAGCGGTCTTTAATAGATTAACAGGAGCATTAACTAAAGACTTCATATTTTTTATAAAGGTGAGTGCTCCTTTTTCTAAAAGTTTTAATCCGCCCATTATACCAACTTTACTAAAAATTTTAAGTAATCCTTTAAATGGCCCATCTGTTTGAAGACCCGTTACTAAAGCTGCTACCCCACCTAAAAGTAAAGCAATACCACCACCAGCCATTAATGCCCCCTTCAATACACCCAATAAACCAGGGCCTAAAAGACTTAAAAGACCACCTTCTCCCCATTTCTTTTTTTCTTCTTTATCTTTTGGTTTTTCTCCTTTTCCTAAAATACCCTTTAAAAGATCTGGCAATCTTCTTTCTAAACTTTTAAACCCATCATCAGTAATTCCGTGTAATAATACTTTTTGTGGTACTTCTTCGTCTTTAATAAGATCTGCTTGAGATTTAGATTCTTTCTTTTCTTTGGGACCAAATAAACCAAATAAACCTCCTTTTTTAAATCTCTCTAAAAAACCATCTTTAGGTGCAGATTCTTTCTTTTCTTTGGGTGTTAATAAATTTCCAAACCATTTTTTATTTTTTAATTCATTTAATGAATTTTTAATGGGTTTAAAAATATCATACCTTGGTAATAAATTTTCTAAAGATTTTTTAAATTTACTAAAGTCGGGTAATTTAAAATCTGGAATCTTAGGTAATCTAAGGTTCTTAAAGATATCTTTAAAATCTGGAATCTTAGGTAATCTAAGGTTCTTAAAGAGATTTTCAGGAATCCTCAAATCTGGAATCTTAGGTAATCTAAGGTTCTTAAAGAGATTTTCAGGAATCCTCAAATCTGGAATCTTAGGTAATCTAAGGTTCTTAAAGATATCTTTAAAATCTGGAATCTTAGGTAATCTAAGGTTCTTAAAGATATCTTTAAAATCTGGAATCTTAGGTAATTTAAACCTATTTTCTGTTTCTTTATCTTGTGTTAATTTTAAATCTTTTAATATCGAAGTATTTAAAATCTTTGGTAATTTTAATTGTAAATCTTTAACACCTTTTTCTGTTATGCCGTCAATTAAAATTCTTGACAGAGTATCAGGTGTTTTTTTTACAGGTGATGATGAAGATTGTTCTTTTTTATCCTTTGTTTGTTGCGATAAAGGATTAGTAAATTTAACAGATGTTTGTTCTTTGGGGGGACTTATAATGTTTTTAACAACACCAAATAATCCTCCTTCTTTAAAGGTTTGCTTAAAACTTGGTTTTGTTTGTTTGGCTGCTAATGTAGAAACCTTATTTGTGACTTCTTTAATTAAATCATTAGTAATATTAATAGACTTATTGGCAAGCATTTCTGCCAATATCTTTTCAACATTTTTAGGTAATTCTGCAGTAGTCATCTTCTTATATTATTTAAGAAGATATACTAATTTACATGTTGAAAAATGAAGCGTCTAACGAAATGTCCTTATCTACACCCAAAACATTTACTGTAGTCAGTTCTTTAGTTTTATTACGATAGTTTTCAATAAATTTAATGACTTTATTGATAATATTAGTTGGTAGCTGTTCTACAATTTTAATTCGCGTTTTGAAGTCTAAAGTACCTAAATCTACGGTATTTTTATCTGTTACTATCTTAACAACATATTTAGTAATTTCATTGATAAAAGTTTCTCCGACAATTTCTCTTAATTCCTCTGGCGATTCTACCTCTATCTTTACATTTTTGTGTAATTCTTTTTCTAATTTATTTTCCGTCTCTATACTAGGAAGATCACAAACTATGGAACAAGTTCCATGTTCAATGGTTTCGGGTAAAAATTCGTATTGTTTTTTTGTGAATTTATTAAAGTGTTCTGAAAGATCAATAATTTTCTTTTTAGTATCATCTAGATTTAATGAGTGTTCTTTGATCTCTTCCTCTGTAAACTCAAATGAATAATCTGTAGAAACAGATTCGATACGCGTTTTAAACAAAATAAAGAGTTTGTCATAGATGGTAAGAGATTTAGTATCTAGGGTAGAGTCTAAACAATTTTCTGAAATAACTCGATTAACTGTGGTAGTAAATTGGGAATTGTAAATAGGAGAGTCAACTACTGTCTTTAGTACGCTTTTAAGTTGTTCTGTAGAAAGATGTTTAAATTTAATTTCCTTTTTAAGAGAAGGAATAAAAACGTCAAAACCAGAAGAAACGTTTAATTCTTCTAAAATACCTAAAATGTCTTTAACTTCAGTGTTCATAGTGGTATTTATATCTTAAAGTTTATGACTTCAACCATTAAATTCTGAAGTTATTGGAGGCAAGTCTCCGGATTCATAAGGGTTTATAGAATCATAAGAATCTAAAGGTTCTCCTTCGAAGTTTGAATTATTAGAAGAAGATTGTTCGGTGTTTAATTTGTTTAATTCCTGTAATTTTTTAACAAACAAAATATATTCACCCGGGGTACAATTTTCTATATATTCCGGAGTAAAGTTTCCAGCTTTACAAAGTCCAAATATATTTTCATATATAGATAATAATTGATCACCGAATAATAATTTTACAAAAATACACAAATTTTTAATATTAAAATTAAAATAAAGTTTCATGTCTTTAAAATGAGGACTATACGATAGTAAATCCAATTCATTAAAACTTTGTATTATGGATTTTATTTTATTAATGACCGCTCCTGATATTTTAGGTGGTATTTTATTAAAAATTAAATTAGCTTCTTTTGGGTCTATAAATGTGAGTAAATTGTCTTTAATTTTTAAAGTGTTTAAAAAATAAGAATAAAATTCTTCCGATTTATCTTTGTTAATTGTTATTAAATTGTTTATAGTCGGTAATTTATAGGTTATTTCTATACCATCAAATACTGAAGGAGATAAAATTTGATTTAAATTAAAATCTTTTAAAATTTTTTCTAATTTAACTAAATCTATTTCACCTGTAGTATTTTCGGATAATTGTAAGGAAATTCTGGATCCTACACTAGAACATCTTAAATTGATAAGAATTATAAAATAATCTATAAAATTTATTTTTTTTAAATCACAATCTATAAGAGAAGATATTATTCTATCGAGATTTAAAAATAAAGTTTCAGGATCTGGATCATCACCTAAAAGACACTTACAAATGGTTTTAAGGTGTTTTACCTTGAGTTCATCAATATAAAGAGAAGAATTATTTAATAATTCAATTTTGGTTAAAAATGACACAATAAAACAACTTATTGTGAATTATGCTTAAATTCAAATAGTAGATCCTTCTGTGGTATAATAATGATACAAGAAGGTAGCATTTCTGTTTATTGGTGAATTGGAAGGAGAATAATTAAATTCCATTCCAGAAACATTTATAGGGCAAACCCCGAAAAAATTATATTTCTGTAACAAAACAGGTCCTTTTTCGGTATTACCCAATTTAAAAACAGTAGCATCTGTTCTATAATTATCATCACCACTACGTGCTATTAACCCTAAATGTGAAGTAGCTATAACCCAAGGTCTTATAACGTTATCCACAAAACTGGTATTGGTTTCTAAAAATACAATTTTTAATTGTTCAAAAATTTCCCTGCCCCCCCCAACTACAGATCTTATAAAACCATTTGTCTGTAGCCCTTCAGGATTTGTTGATGTGGCCTCTCCTGGAATTTCAACAGCTTGAGCAAATAAACATCCTTGAGATTTAATATAATTTTCATTTAAAGCAGCAGCCATAGCCGTTTCTATAGACCACGTATTACCCGGTTCATATTTTATAGCCTTTTTAATGGCAGGTTCGGGAATTTTATCAAAAGTTAAAATCCATTGACCTTGTCGTGGAATTTTAGCACCAGGACTACTTAAAAAACTATCTAAAAAGAAAGGTATTCTGCCACTATATTCGGTTAAAGAAGCAGCCATATAATATAATTATCAATTTAAAATGACAATTACAAAATAAAATTATTGAGTAATACCTGCAGTATATGTATATGATGCACTAGAATTGCCGATAATAACAGGTCTCCAGTATTGATATGCTAGAGTAACAGGTACTGTTTGAATAGTACCATTGTCACCCATATTATAAGAAAGATCACCAACTGAAACTACCCAAACACCATATAAATCATAAGTTCTGACTGTTTTCATGTCTTTACCTAAAAGTTTTATTGTCAGCTTAGAATTACTATTGATACTATAATTGGCAGTCGAATTATTATCATTAAATGTTTTAAAAGTAGCGGCTTCTAATTTTGCTCTTAAATCATAAGCAGAATCACATCTGAAAGTAACTGCATATGCATCTGAACCAGGATAAGAAGCTGTTCCAGGTACATTAAAATTCATTCCCATAAAAGGAACAGCTACGTTATTAATAGCTCTGCCGGGTAAAGTTGCGGTTTCTAAATAAACATAGTCATCTTCAGTAATGGCTGTGGTATTATCTACGCGCCAGTCACCAATTCTAAATTGGTGTTGACGGGCGAAATCTTTTGCTGTTATTTGTGTATAGAAGTCTTGGATGCTTTGGTTCATAATTTTATATATTATTTATTAAATTAATTCTTCGAAACTTTGATTTGTGCGGGTTGCGATGAAGTTAACTAAGATGAATTCTGCTGTTCTTACAGGTTTGATGTAAATATCAACTGCTAATTCATTACGGTCAATGACGTCAGGAGTATTGTTTCTTTCGTCAACAACTACTTGGTAGTCATACAATCCTTGAGTGTTCTTAGCAAGATCAAGAATTGGTGTAATGGAATTTCTAACTCTTGTACGAGTAAATTCTGTGTTAGGTTCGAAAACATAATATTGGAGAGTCCTTTGAACCGAACGTTCAAGAACCAAGAACAATCTTCTTACATTAACGCGATCAAAAGCGGAGGGTTTGCTTTGAAGTGTTTTTTGACCGAAAACTACATACCCGTCATTAGCGAAATAAACTACAGGGTTTAGAGAAAGTGTATAAAGATAATCTCTTTGTTTTTGGTTAGGATTAAATGCAAGATCAGTAATGTTATTGATAACACCGCGAGTTAAACCAGCAGGAGCAAACCAAGGTTGTGTGGCTGCATCAGACCGGGCATAAACCGCTGCTACATAACCTGAAATAGGAAGCCATACTTGTTTATCCGAATATGGATCATAATTTTTAACCCAGTTAGCATAAGTTGCTGAATAATTTGTCTCGATGGGGGTGTAGCAATTTTTAAGTGGTGTATAAATGTCTTCGGTGAATGTATTTCCTTTGACATTAATGAGCTTAACATTTTCGCCGTTGACAAAGATTTGTCTTAGAGGATCTGAAATAAATACACAATCTTTACGAGTGTTTTGACAGAAATTGTTGAAGACGTTGAAAACAGCTCTCCAATCTGTAATTTCTGTCGCTCCTGGTGATTGAAGCGGTGCAGTATCTGCAAAAACAGAATCATCATAGTATTCTGTGCCGCCGTTAGCAAAAATAGTAGAGAGACCACCGTCAACTAAAATATCTACTGTCTCTGTTTCAGTAGATTCGATATGTGTGAGTGCTCTTTCAATCTTTTTAACAATTAAACCAGATGTTTTATTAGTATCTGCATTGTAAGATGGTAAGAAAGACCCAATTGGATACAAGGCTTCTAGATCCTTATTATCACCTCTTACGTCAATAGCAGGATTGCTGGAGCTAGGTGATTTCCATTTTGCATTAGAAATTGCAGGGTTGATGTACATCTTGATGTTACTCGATGTATCATTGATTAAATCTTGAATGAAGAAAGTGCGAGGTGTCCCACCCCCAACAGGGATTGTCTTTTTACTGGCGTCGAGAGAACCAACGTGAGCTTCAGAATAAACATAAGCTAAACTTTGTGGTTCATAAATGGAATTTCTTACGCGCATGACACTGACAATGATAGAATCGTTATAAAATTCTGATCCGAAATTATAAGTTG